CAGACCTGGCCATATGTTCAGGCAGAAAAAGACGCAAAAGGTCTCAGAAGTATAGATGAATTGCGAGACTTTTTCAAAAATCTTGACGACGACACAACATTGGAACTCTTGAGACTCAAGGCGAGACTCTCAAGAAATCCAGGACTTCAGGGAAGAGAAGTTGATATGATTATGAGTTTGCGCAATAATTTTTGTTAATGTATAGTAAATGGTGAAGACACCTTTTGGTATTCCAGTTATCATGATGCCAATGCTACTTCCATTCATGCCAATAATATTGCCTGCGTGGGGTGCTTACAAAACTATATTGGGTGGCGACAAGCCAATGAAACCAGAAAGATTGGCAACTCTCACAAGTTCGATGTGCTGCTTAATGTTACTTTCCTACCTAGCTTCCAAAAGTCCAGTTAAGACACCACCAGTTATGTTGGCTACGTGTGTCATGTCAATCTTGTGTTCTTGTTCAAGTTCAATGATTACAGTTGACTTGAAAAAGAGAGCAGAAGGTCTTATTAAGGGTGAAGAGGAGAAAAAGAAAAAGAAAAAGTAATCTAAAAGAAATCATCTGTGCGATAAAGCTTTACCGCATATGAACCAGTCTTTCCAGTTATTGAGACTGATTCATTTCCATAAAGTTCTTCACAACCAATATCTTCCATACAGTCTCGACCATTAAACGCAACCGGAACTGGGTAAAGGTTTTCTCCACCACTTGTTGTATAGTAGTGGTAGCGGTCACGTCTACCACGAACCTCCTTTCCATAAAGTGGGAGGGTTTCCTGTCCCGCACCAGTTAGGATACCCATTTGTTGCATGTAACCCGGTTTGTACTTCTTAATTGGTGCGTCTCGAAATTCTGGAGCACGCGATGGTTGTGGTCTAGGCTGTACTGGTACACCTACACGCACCGGAACTTTTACAATTTTGGGATTACGGTACAAATATATAGCAATAACTGAAAGTATAAGTACCATGATCCACAATAATTGTGTCTTAGTTTTGTTCTTCATTTACAAGTCACGCAGAAAATATTTAAAGATATAATCGGATAAATGTTAAATGGTAAATATTGGCAACGGCCCGTATGTAATTGATAATTTTTTAAAAGAGGATATATTAAGTAGTGTTAATAATATCTTTAAAACCACTGGTTGGCATTATAGTAATCAGGCATATGAAGAATCTTTTAGTAAATTTTGGATTCAAAAATATTACCATAATTCATCTCCACACGAGAAAACAGAATCTAAAGCCGAACTAAACAGAAATATCCACGTCCTAAATAATGTTATTTTTAACCAAATAAAAAAAGTTTTTAAAAGAGAATTGCTTCTATTAAGAGTGCATGCAAATGGTCAAACGTATGGACAGGATGGTGATTGGCATGAAGATGTAGGTGTTGAGTACAATGGTAATTCGTATTCATGTATAATATACATGACACCAAATATTAACAATGAAAATGCATATACATATGGTGGTTGTACTCAAATCAAAATAGATAAAAGTATATTGTCAATCGAACCCGTTTATAACAGGGCTGTAATATTTAAAAGTATTAATTCACATCGTGCTTTGTGTTTTAACCGAGAGATAACAGATCTTAGAATATCTTTATCATTTATTTTTGAAGTACTTTAAGAAATTAACATAAAAAAATATATGAAGGTACTCGCCATAGATATTGGGTATCATAATATGGGTCTGGTCTTAGCTGAATGTGGAAAAGGTCCTAAAATAGATGTGGAGTATATAAAGAAAGTGAGTCTTGGAGACTATAAACACATCAAAAGTAATGACATTGTAGATTTAGTTCCTTTATTTGTAGAAGATCACCAATTCATTTTTGGAACCGCGGATGTAATACTTATAGAAAGGCAACCACCGGGTGGTCTCACAAACATAGAAGTACTCCTAAATTACATGTTCAAAGATAAAGTTGTTTTAGTTTCACCTGTGAGCATGCATACACATTTTGGTATGAGGCATCTAAACTACGAGCAACGCAAGGAGAGAACAATTTCTATTGCGAGTAAGCATATTTCGGGAGAAATACCTTACGAACGGAAGCATGATATTGCTGACGCACTTTGTATGATAATTTATTACAACTTCAATGTGTCAGTTCATTTTTTTGACCGGTTTAGATTTACTGGCGCTCGGCTCTAATAATTTCTAGGGCGTTCGCCACCGACTCCAACGCTTCAAACATCGTAGCCGCACTACGGTTCTTACAACAATTTCTAATTTTTTGAATATTGTATTCAAAAGAATTCTTTTCTTGTTCTTTTCTCTTTTCAATTGATTTTATCACTTCTTGAAGTCTTTCAATTTCTGAATCAATCTTTTCGGTAATAACATCAATTGCTTCATCCATCTTAACAATTTCATTTTCAAACCAATCTAAGTGTCTCTTGAGAAGATCCCTCTTGACGGCAGACTTTGTTCTTTCCATCTGCTTTTCAATTCTCTCAGTCTTCTCATCAATAATGCTAATGTTACTCAAATATTTTTCATGATGATACTCCCTCGATTGCTCGAGGGCTTGAATTTGTTGCTTGAGTTCAGCGATTGTTGTGTCCATGGATTATTTCTAACATATCATCATCCCAAAACTTTATACCAAGCATGCGTTCATGATAGTCTATGATCAATTTTAAAGCTTTTGATCTTAGACCACCAGTTAGTTTGTCTTTAATGTCCGTACCTTTGTAGAAGGCATACTCTTTCTTGAGTCTCTCCAATTCTTCTTCTCGCCAATTTGACATTTTACTTTGGAATTTTACCTGACATCATCAATCTTAGGTCATCAATGAACGTATCGAATCGACCAAGTCTATATTGAACAAGAGCCCAAAGCATGAAAAATACAGTTTTTGTGAGGTTATTTATGTCATTATCTTCCATCTTGTAGATTGGACTGACCACTCTGTGCATGAAAGTTTCTTCTTTTTCCTGACCCGTCACTGCCATCTCCATTTGGGTAAGGGCGCATGTGTCGTCATTTACGGACCAGTGATAGAACAAAAATGGAATAAGTATGGTGTAGAACTCCAAGTTTCTCACGTCATTTGTGAAAGGAACCACGAGAATGGCAATGAGGAAAATAAGATGAATCCAGAATATTATGTTCATCTATTATAAAATGAGCGAAGAAATTTTTGACGACCAGATGATCAAACAAAAAGAGCTCGAGCACCGTCGCGACAGTTGGAACGAGCAACATGAAAGTATATTGAGACAGTGGGGTGAGGCGTCTGGGTGCTACAGATACATGCATCACAGGGCGTTCCTTATGTACAAAAAATTGAGTATGCGTTTTACTTTGCCTGTCATTGTGCTATCAACTTTGACTGGTACCGCTAACTTTGCTCAAGAACAATTTCCAGAATCTGTGAGAGGTATGGTTCCATCTGTAATTGGTGGTCTCAATCTTATCGCTGGTCTCGTTGCGACAATTATGCAATTCTTGAAGATAAACGAGTTGATGGAGAACCACAAGGCGGCGGCTCTCTCATATGGTCTCCTTTCTAGAAATATTAGACTTACCCTGTCTCTCGCCCGCGAAGAGCGTAATCAAGATGGTTTGGACTTTGTGAATAACTGTAAGACTGAATACGATCGTCTCATCGAGCAATCACCAACAGTTCCAGCGATTATTTTGACAGAGTTTGAGAAAGAGTACCCACTTGACAACATTTTCACAAAACCAGAGATCCTAGATGTCAGAGCAATTCCCAAGCTGAGATTACCCGGTTTCACAAACATTCCACCAAGAAGAGGTTCAAGTGTCATAGGTGAAGTAACAAAAAAGGGTCCCCTTGGTGGAATTGGAGATCTCATAAAGTCAAAAGACGAATACAATGAAAAACTTAAGATCCTTGACGAGATGCAGTCTGAGTTAGATGAAGAAGAGGAACTCAAATCAGTGGTTTCTGAAGAACCGACAGACGTCGAGCAAGGTAGATCAGAAGAATAAACATTGCAACATTAGTTAAAACAGTGCAAGCAACATATGGTAAAATTTTCCTTCTTAAAGGTTTTACGATACGTTCATGTAGTGCGTCATTTTCAAGCACCAAATCTATGGCTTGATTAGTAAGATCGTCAATGGATTCCTTCATTAAAATAGTTGAACAAAAAAAAGTTGAGCCTGTTACCACAATTCACACAAAACAAATAGAATTACTGAAAAAATATTTAGCTGAATGCAAAAATGTATTTATTTGTGGTTCTAGTGGAGTTGGGAAAACATACATTCTTCAATCTGTATTAAACGAATCAAACAGTATTGAGATACAAAAAGAACATCTCAAAAGTAAATCACCCTTTTTAACTTTTATTAAAGGTGCTGCAAAACACACATTCATTGAAGATTATGATTCAGATTTTAAAAGTATAATTGAAACTGTGTCAGATGGCAAAAAGGTATCAAGAGGATCTATGGTTGTTACATCAACAGCCATGTGTATGTTTCCAAACTTTGAGACAATTTTCGTCCCGAAACATAAACCCGAAATTTTATTAAAACTTGTAGAAGATCAGTCATCAAAAAATGAAAATGCGGCAATTAGATCAGATGGAAATATTAGAACATTTTTTTCATACATCGAAGGATACAATGAAATAGATAGTTTCAAAACACCCAAAGAATTTATCGCTGACATTTTAAGTGACCCCACACCAATACCGATTTATGATAAAATTCACGAACACGGACATGTATGGGATATATTTCAGGAAAATTATTTAGATTCAAAAGGTGTTGATATGAAAAGATGTATGAGCGCATTTTCGGAAGCCGATTTGTATGACACATGTATGTATAATGGGGTGGTCTCAGATTGGAATGTTATGCCGTATTTTGTACTAAATGCTTTAGTAATACCAAAATTCTATTTGGGTGATCCACTAGATAAAGATAAAATAAGACCTGGGAGTTGTTGGACTAAATATGGAAATTATAAAATGCGATTTCATAAATATAATGAAATTAAACAAAAATTACGCGTGGGCTTAGATAACGAGAGACTGAGTCTCATAAAAATTTATGCGCAAAATGGTGATATACAAAAAATGCTTGACTATGGTTTAACCCCCCAAGATTTCGATGTTATGAATCATTTAGCAGTTGGAAATAAGTTAAAACAAAGAGACGTAACAAGAGTAAAGAAAGCATTGAAAAATGCCATCGCAGAAAGAAGTCGAAAAGATCTTTGAAAACATTTTGACCGGAGCCTTGGACAACAAAGGTGCTAAGGTTCTTGGTGAGGAGGAAGAACCTGAAGTTACTAAGACCATCGGTAACGAAATTCACTTCTATGGAGAAATTACCCCCGAAAACACCCTTGAGTTCGTGGAAAGCTTTAGAAAGTTGGAGACACACCTTCTGAAACAAAAGGCTGATCTCATTGGTTATGAACCAGAAATCCGCATTCACATCATGAGTGAAGGTGGTGACATGTTCTCCGGATTCACTCTCAAAAATGTTCTTGAAAAGTCTCGTGTGAAGGTCACAACCATTGCCCAAGGTGCTTGTTGCTCTGCAGCCACTTTCATGTTCCTAGGTGGTTCAGAACGTCGCATGGGTGAAAATGCTTACCTTCTGATTCACCAATTGAGTACCGACTTCTGGGGCAAGTACCAAGATCTCAAGAATGAGATGAAGAGCTGTGACAAGTTTATGGCTGCTCTTAAGAAGATGTACATGGCTAAGACTAAGATTCCAGAAAAGAAGTTTAAGAGACTGATGAAGAAAGACCTCTTTTTGTCGGCATCAAAATGTCTAAAGTACGAGATTGCTCACGCGATTGACTAATAGTTACGTAGCGATTGTAAAGACCAAGTAAGCATAATATAATAAAAATTATCGCGAATGTATTTGCATTCATAGGAATACTTGTGCGCTCGGGTGGCCTAAGTCGCTCCATTCTACCATAATTTACAACTGGAAGTGAAGACATCTATTTAAAGTTGAGAAATTAAATAAAAGTATAATGGAACGCCTTATCCGAGAAGATAAAAATGGAAGAAGAAGATTTACTGATATCCACGTAGAAGATCTGGGTAACGGAACAGCTGATATCGTGAAAACAACTGGGATGGTTGGGAGTGAAAAGGTTATCGAGTCTAGAACGAATGTCAAAACTGGTTACGAAAAAGCCCTGGCCCGCGCCCAAACTATGTGGAACAATGAAAAGATCAAGATTGATCAAATTCTTCCAATGTTGGCTAATAAATGGGAAGATCGAGAAAAGTATATTTCCGAACCCTTTTATGTACAACCCAAGTTGGATGGTGTGCGCCTCCTTGTTTCTAAGTCTGGTTGCTTTTCTAGAACGGGCAAATCAGTTACCGGTGTTGATTACCTTGCGGAAAATTTGGAAGATGGCGAATGGTTGGATGGAGAGTGCTACGCACCGGGTATGACCTTTGAGGATCTCACAAGCGCCTTCAAGATGGATCCCAAAAGTTTAGAATTTCACGGATTTGACTACTTTGATACGAAGAGACCAGATCTTCCATTTGCGGAAAGGCAAAGGATACTCAAGGATAAGACCCCAACTGTTGTGGATACATTCCTTGTTCCAAAGAAGTCTCAGATGTCCGAGTATCACCAGCAGTTTGTTGAGCAGGGTCACGAAGGTATTATGATCCGAGAAGCTACAAGTACTTATGAAATTGGAAAGCGGAGTAACTACCTTCTCAAGTTTAAGGAGTTCCAAACCGAAGAGTATGAAATTGTGGGTGCTAAAACTGGTCATGGGAGAGATGCGGATGCCGTTGTGTGGGTGTGTAAGACGGCAACTGGTCATGAATTCACCGTGAAACCCGAAGGTACTATCAAAGAGCGGGAGAGATACTACAGTCAGAGAGATCAATACATTGGTAAGCAACTCACAGTTCGTTTCCAAAACTTGACAGCACTTGGTGTACCCCGTTTTCCAGTGGGTGTGGCAATTCGGGATTATGAATAATGTCAGCACACATAAATGAACACCAGGATCGCAATTGACATGGACGAAGTACTTGTAAATCTACTTGAACCAATGGCAAAATGGCGAGGTGTTGCATTACCAACAAAACCAAAATACAAATATCTGTACAGAGAAATTTTCAATTGTACAGAAGAACAGTCCCAAGAAATCCTTCACAAGTTCTATCGCTCCAAAGACTTCCTCTACCTTAAACCAATCGGAGGTTCTCAACCAGCCATGCAAAACT